ATATGAGCGTGAAGGTATTTAAACTTATCAATGGTGAGGAAATTATCTCACAAGCAAAAGAGAACGCATCTGACTGGGAACTGGACACTCCAGCATCCATTATGATGCAACAGACCGAAAAGGGTGTGGGTGTGGGTATTGCTCCATACATGCCTTATGCAGCTGGACTGGTCACTCTCTATAAGACTGGTGTAACCAGCGTAGCTGACCCAGATCCAAAGATGGAAAACGAGTACAACAGGGTTTTTGGATCGGGCATCCAAGTTGTCCCAGCCAGTGCCCTTGCTGGACTGTAAACCCTCCAAAGTCCTCCAAAATCGTCCCAAAAAGACTCCGAGACCCACTCCAGTAGTGGGTCTTTTCACATTCCAAGACCCTACCAGTAAGACTTCCAGACCCAAAATAACCCTACCACCAGAAGGGTTATTGAAAATAGTGCTTTACTTTAATTCAATATTCAGGTATACTTAATGTATAGGATGAGAAAAGGAAAGTGAAAATGTTAAAAAATGCTCGGTTGGCTTCTGTTGGTGATGTGATTCGTGGCTATGATTTTAAACCTATGGCTGGTCGTGAAGACTGCTATGTTGAAGGTAAGGTTCTCTCCGCTGGTTACCAAAAAGCTGCTGGTTACGATGCGTTTGAAATTCTGTGTACTCGCGATGTGTATGCTGGCGAGCGTCAGTATGAAGGTGTGAAAGGTTCCCGTGTTGGTAAAATTGTTTATGTTCCGTTCGAAGTCAGCTTCATGGAATATGATGGTCGTGTTTTGAACTTGTCCAAATAATTGAGGAGTTATATTATGAATGTTATCTACAAATCCAAATCTCAAGTCCGCAACGAAACAGCCGATGCTGTTGCAAAATTCCTAAAGTCTGGTGGTACCATTGAGGTTGTTAAGGCACGAAAAGCACCGAAGCAACTTATGCGTGGTAAGACAACTCGTGTTGCTTCCACTGGTACTTCTGGTTTCGCTGTTGGCTATCCACGTAAATCTGGCATCTAAGGAGAGTTGAATGAACTACGGTAAAATGAGTACTGATGAATTGGCTGGTTTGTTTTCTGATTATTACAAAGACACCCATGGTAGTCGTCCTCGTTTCGTAGACTTCAACGATCGCGATGAACTCATCCGTCAGTTAGAGTTGCTCAATAGTTACCACGACAAAATGCAGGAAACCTTTGAGGGTCGTGAGGAACTCCGTGAGTCTGGTTGGATTATTCAAGAAACTGATCCAGAGATGCAGAAGATGGCATATTTCCTTGCCAAGGAACGTGACCAGTGGAAATTGGAAAACTGGGGTGAATCTTTCAATGAAGCAAGACACTATGAGTTAAAGGTAGCAGCATGAGAGTCTTTCAAGAAACAACTAAGTGGAAGGACAATGTTCCGAACCACATCTACTATCTTACTGACAACAAAGAAAAGATGGTTGCGTTTTATAATGTGACCACTGGTAAGGTAAAGAAGTTTATTAAACCAATACAGTTTAATATGCGTTATAGAACTTTTAAGGAATTGAAACACAAATGAATATTAACACTTTCCTAGAGAGCCTAGCGGCAAATAATTCTCGTAACTTCAAGATCGAGCAACTAAATGCAAATAGCGATAACGAAGTGCTACGTGATGTAGTCCGCTTGGCTCTCGACCCATTCACTCAGTTTTACATTCGTAAGATTCCTGAGTATGAATTTGTGGGCGAGGGTTCTGAGCATCAAACAAGTTTGGAGATGGCACTACAGAATCTGTATTTTCTGTCTAGCCGTGAAGTCACTGGCAATGCAGCGATTGCTCATCTGAGAGCAATTCTTTCTGGGCTAACTCCAGATGACGCAAAGGTAATTGAGCGTGTCATTAAGAAAGATCTGAAGTGTGGCGTATCAGTGTCAACTGCCAATGATGTTTGGATGGGGTTGATCAAAGAATATCCAGTTATGTTGTGTTCTGGTTATGAGCAGAAGCTGGTTGATAAAATTAAATTCCCTGCTTATGCACAACTGAAGATGGATGGTATGCGTTTCAATGCAATCGTTCGTGATGGTAAATGTGAATTTAGGAGCCGAAATGGAAAAGAAATACTATTACTGGGTAACCTTGAGCAAGAATTTATTTCTCTTGCTGGTGATATTGATTGCGTGTTCGATGGTGAACTTCTGGTTATGTTTCCTGGTGATCATCAGTTTGCTGATCGGCAGACTGGCAATGGAATCCTTAACAAAGCCAACAAAGGAACAATCTCGCAAGTAGAAGCTGCCATGGTGCATGCAACTGTATGGGATGTCATACCTTATGCATATTTCACTGATGGGTATTGCCCAACACCATACGCAACTCGGTTCGCATCATTGGAAGTAATGACCAAGAAGCAACCAAGTAAAGATAAAAAAATTTGGCTGGTTACAAGCGACATTGTAGAAACTCTTGAGCAGGCTACAGAGATTTTCAATGGTTATCTGACTCAGGGTCTTGAGGGAATTATCCTTAAGGATGGCTCTGGCGTATGGGAAGATAAACGTGCAAAGCACCAGATTAAATTCAAGGGTGAACTTGAGTGCGATCTTAAGATTGTTGCAGTTGTAGAGGGTGAAGGTAAAGCTGCAGGAATGTTAGGTGCAATTATCTGTGAGTCTGCCGATGGTGTTGTGAAAGTTAATGTCGGTTCTGGTTTTAAAGATTCGCAACGAAAACAATACTGGGCTGAAAATTTAGTTGACAAAATTGTCGCAGTCAAGTATAATGTTAGAATACAGAATAAACAGGGTGAAGACTCTCTCTTCCTTCCTGTCTTTGTAGAAATTCGTGAAGATAAAGATGTTGCAGATTCTAGTAAGGATATTAAATGATTCTTGATATGCTGATAAAGCCAAAGCGTTTATTCGATGTAAACGACAAGAAAGATGTTCAGGTATACACAAACTTTTTAAAAACTGGAGCATGGGGTAGAAATACCTGTCCATTTATTTTAGAGTTTCCATATTTGACTATTCCCGATATGATCAAAGATAAGTTGATTCATAATTTTTTGAAAGTTAAAAAGTCAGATTGGAAGGACTGGTAATGAAAGTTGCTATTAATCGTTGCTGGGGTGGGTTCGGTATCTCTGATGCTGCATTCGAGAAGTTGCTAACTCGTAAGGGTATTGAGTTTGACTCTGTACCAGCAGATAGTCATTTGATCGGCAACTCGTATTACCTCAAGGGACATGTTGGTGACGATGAACATTATCTCTCTGAGTATGTCATAACTTCGAATCGTGCCGATCCAGATTTGATTGCTGTTCTTGAAGAGATGGGTAAAGAAGCATGGGGTTGGGCAGCTGAGATTGTCATTGTGAATATTCCTGACGATGTTAAATGGCACATCGATGATTATGATGGAATGGAACATGTAGCTGAAGATCATAGGACATGGTATGAATGAAGAACACGTAAATTATTTGAAGAAGGTTTACCCAGAACTATACGACAACGATACAAAGTATGGTGGGTTTGCGATTGGGGATGGTTGGTTCAACATCATCAATCAACTATCACAAAACATTCAACATCATCTGAAATGGAAGAACAAAGATACTGAGGTTGTTCCTCCAGTTATCATTGAACAGATCAAAGAAAAGTTTGGTTCACTTCGTTTCTACTATCAGGGTGGTGACGACTACATATCTGGTCTAGTTTCAATGGCTGAGTCAATGGCTGGTGTTACCTGCGAAACCTGTGGTGATGTCGGTGAGAGTCGTAATGGTGGATGGATTCGTGTTCTGTGTGACCACCATGAAGAATTATATCAATCAAGGAAAAACAATGGATAAACAAACTAATGTATGGGTAATGGTTGACACAGTGCTCACATATCGTATGCGATATTGTGTTCAGGCACCATCGTCACATCCTGAGTATGCCCTTGATGATGTATCAATGGAAACTGCCAAAGAGTTTTCTCAGTTATACATCGGTGAACAAATTATGTCATACCGAACCGTCAGCGAAGAAGAAGCACTGGCTCAGTGTGACATTGATAACGACTACTGTAAAAAGTGGGACAATGAACATAAAATTAAAACCTTCTTTACAAAAGAAGGCGAACATAGGGAACTATAATGTTTGTATTTGACGTGGAAACTTTAGGGGTAGAATCAACGAGCGTGATTCTATCAGCAGCACTTGTATATTTCAATCCAGAAGATAAGCCATCTTATCAAGATCTGTTGGATAATGCACTGTTCGTTAAACTGAAATCGAAGGATCAAGTTGAACGATTGAAACGAACTGTTGATATTGGAACGATTGAGTGGTGGCAGAATCAGCATGAGTATGTTCGTTCTGTTTCTCTTGAACCGAAGTCCGATGATATGCTTGCAGAAGATGCTATCACTGCATTGCATAACTATATGAACAAGTACCCAAATGCAAGAAGCCAAACTATGTGGACACGTGGTTCACTTGATCAGATGGCCATTGATTCATTGTGTAAGAAAGTTGACATGCAACTGCTTACAGGGTATAATGTATACCGTGATGTGAGAACTGCCGTTGACATTCTCACTGGTTCTGAAAATGGTTATTGTAATGTGGACTATCCTGGATTCGAGCGTGCCTCTGTTATTAAACACCACCCAGTCCATGACTGTGCACTTGACGCAATGATGCTTATGTATGGAAAATAATTAATGCGATTTTATACCAATGTGTTTCCCTTCGGTAACGAAATGCGTGTCCGAGGATACGAAGATGGTAAACCCTTTAGTGAAAAAATAGAATTCTTTCCAACCCTGTATGTGCCATCCAAGAAGTCAGATTCTAGATGGCGCACACTTGATGGTCAGATTGTAGATGAAGTTCGTCCAGGAACTGTCAAGGAAACACGTGAGTTCGTGAAAACCTATGACGATGTTTCTGGATTCAGCATTTATGGGAATACCAATTACGTTTATCAATTTATCAGCGATATGTGGGAAAGCGACATTCGTTTTGACCCAGAACATGTTCGCACGTTTTACATTGACATTGAAACATCAACCGAGAATGGTTTCCCAGATATTAAATCTGCCAATGAAGAAATCCTTCTTATCACTGTAAAAGACAGTAAGACTAAACAGATTATTACATTTGGTTCACGTCCATTCTATGGAAACACACGTGACGATGTTCAGTACATTC